GTATCTGCGGCCTCGACCGACTCAGCGCGAACCTCGATCTGTTTCCAGACCACCGCATTTATTTCCACAAGATAGGTTTTCATTCTATTATCCACCCTTCCTCGCATTGCTTTGCCGGTGATCATCGCTCACCTCCCAAATCCCCTCCATAGTCCAGTCGTGACCGTTATCAACTCTTGTCCAGACTTCATCATCTATATTTGATGGTGCGTCCATCTCGTTTGCTAACTTCCACGCCTCATCCTCACTGGATGCTTCTATGAAAACCTCATATGCCACATCCATCGTGGCGGTTACCTTATAAGTTTTCATTCTATTATCCACCCTTCCTCGATTAACTGCTGGGCAATGTCGTTAGCAAACCGATGGTCAATGACCAACGCATCACCCCAACGAATATGAAAATCATCTGTGCCTTCACACGCCTGATCCAAATTGTCCTTGGCTGCACCATTCAACGGCTGGCACAAGAATATAGAGCCGTGGTTCTCGAACCTGTAATCAACTTGCTGCATTACTTCATCCCCCTTGCTTTCATCCCATAATAACCTAGCTTTGCTGTGCGGATCATATCGACCACCTCTTCATAAGTATGCTTCACGGCAAAACCATTGACCGACGCATAATCCTGATAATAACTTTCAACAGCATTGACGTGTCTTCTGATCTTGCCAGACATCACCGAAAACTTTGAGTCGCAAAGATAGTACGAACCACCATCACGCAACTCCAATTCCAGTTCGATTACCTTATCCATTCTTCTTACCTCCACATTTGATAGGCTTGGACATAACTTCCTTTAACCAAGCACGATTGTTGATAGCCAGATGCAAGACCCGCGCACCTAATGACGGCTTGCGTAATCCTACTGTGTGAATACGAGGCGGCTTATAATTCATCATCGACCTCCCACCCAATATCTGCGAAATACTCAAGCCAACCCCTCAAATGCTCCGCACGAATAATCATGCCACCATTTTTATTAAACGGCCTTCTTACCCAAGCACCCTCACCATCATAATCATCGAATACGAAGGTGAAATTTTCCTCTAAATTTTGTTTAGCCTCATCATTTTGTGGCATAAGCAGAAATACATCCGCGTGGCGGATAACCCGATAATCAATTTGGTTAGTCTTTGTTTCCATGTCGTTGCCCCTTGAACCTCGAACCTCGCACCTTTATAGTTAGGTGACTGTATGGGATAACCGTATCAGATAAATCCCATATGTCAAAGCATAAAAATGCAGGGCATATAGTGTTTTCTACGGGTTGTGATGAAATTTAAAAAAAAATTGAAATTAAGTGATACAACGGTACAAATGATACAACCCTTACTGGATAAGGGTTACAGCTGTACCACTTCTGTACCACTGTAACACTTTCAACCCCTGTTGATGGTCGCGAGATCGGATTTTTGGTTTTAAAAAAAAAGAAAGGCAAAAAAAACATTATGGAGACTGATGATAGTTTGCCCAAGAACAAGGGCGGTAGACCTGCTGGATTGACAAACAGGCAGCGAGAGTTTGCAAAGTTTTACGTTGATGGTCGCTGGTCGAATGCTGAATGCGCTCGAAAGGCTGGCTATGCTGAAGGCAGCGCGGCTCAACACGCAGCCAAGCTGCTTGACGGCAAGTCTTTTCCCGAAGTGCCGGAACTTATCAAAGAACTTAGACAGGCTCGAGAACGCAAATACGGCGTGACCCTGATCAATCAGTTGAAGCGGTTCGATGAATTGTCTCGATCGGCTGAAGAGGCTGGACAGTTTTCCGCTGCCATCAACGCTGAGAAGATACGCTCGAGCCTTGGCGGGTTGACCATCGATCGGCGCGAGTCCACGCACGTCCACCAGCTTGATAATATGTCGCGTGAGGATATCGCTGCCCGACTGATAGCTATCCGAAAGCAATACCCAAGCGCATTCCCCGAACCTGAGATGAAAAGAGTTGAAGATGCCAAAGACAGAGCAATCACTGTGGACATCGTTGAAGCAGAATTTGCCGAAAAAGACCCACTTCCAGCGGGTGGAAAATCGGACAGGCGAGGGGATGCCTGATGTATATTTGTGCATAAATGGTGTGCCAATCTGGGCTGAGTTAAAAATAATTAAAAATGGACGAGTATCCATCTCAAAATCACAGATAGCATGGCATCTCTCACATACGCGGTGCAGGGGCGTAAGTTTTTTCTTGTTACACTGCCCCTCTGATGGCGATGTATTATTATTTGACGGCGGTTTTGCGGTCGAGTTGCAAGGATCGAGGATCGAGGATCTGCGACCTGCGGCTCGATGGTGTGGTGATATACGATCTGCGCCCTTGGCGCTGCGCGCCTGCGCCCTAGAATCGTGGATCGAGGTTCGATGACCTGCGCCCTCGATGCTGCGACCTCGATGCTGCGCCCTGCGCCCTCGATCATATGATATAGGTATAAAGAAAATACCCTGCCATCCTATCGGATGGCAGGGTATCAGGGGAAACCCTATTAAAATTCATTTTCTAGTTCTTCGATAGCATCCTCTAGAAGATCGCCAATAGTGTCTTGATTTTCTGTGCCATCATGGACACGCTTTAAATTAAGCAAGTCATTTGCTTTAAGCGTTTTATACACATCAACCAAATTAAAATAAGCATTACTAAGATTATCCATATCTACCCCCTAGTGTTGATAGTAAGTGACGTTTGAAACTTTACGATCCCAACAAGCGCGGCAATCTTTGCACTTGCCTTCTTGCGTAGGCGCTGGGCATAGGTGGCCGGTAATGTTTCCGCCGTGGCTGGCGACTGTGCTTGTATTCTGCCAAGCCTTGGCCGGCGCGTCGTCGATCATATGAGCGGACATTCGCAACGTGACATTGGCCGGCAGGCTTCTTGTGCGCAGAACGTCGCCCCAAATTTTATATTCGCGGCTTGGTATCCAGTGGATTTTGTCCGGTGTCGCCTCGCATATGTCCAGAATATTGTGACCCATTGCGACGCTATCAACGTCGCCACTGTCAAACCACCGGAATTCTGGCTTGCGTAGTGTATTCAGTAGCGCGATCATACGCGGCACAAAATCGATTGAGTGAAAGAACACCTCGCGACGTTCCATAGCCTGCTTTACGTTTGGCATGTTATACATGCCCTTGAGCGCGTAACACTTTTCGCAAGTGCTGCCCTTAATCTTGCGCAGTCTTTGCCCAACGTGGCAAAGCCGGGCTGATCTACTGATCGAATGACCGGGCATTTTAGATACATTTGATAGCATTCTCTTGTCTTGGTTTGTCATGGATTTTTCCCCTTCCATAATTAATTCATAAGATCTTATCGGATTTTATGGGATATCACAAGCCCTAAATTCTGCGGCCTGCGCCCCGCTGCGGCCTGCGCCCTATCATATAAAAGAACGCGCCCGCAAGCGAAAGGATCGAGCACCTTGGCACTCGATCCTTGGTTGTTAGAGCCACTGCTCGAGGTCTTCTATATCCCAATAGTCGACGCTAGCGCACTCGACCGCATCACGAGGGGACAATCCATCCTCGTAGTAGTCGCGCCACGGCGCATCAGGTAGGTCGTCGACACTAAGGCCAAATGTCTTGGTAGTCACGCCGTCGCATCTAATCATCCAACCCTCAAAAGTTAATTCCATGATTACCCCCTATTCATGTCTTGAATGTTGAACAGGCAGCCAAGGATTGACCAAAACAGGCCGACGCTGCCAATTGAGATTAGACCTATGCCAATAACAATAGCGAATAGATCGTCTCTAAACAGGCACTCGAAGCCAGCAAAACCTAGTCCGCTGGTGCAGATAATCATCATGCCCCAAACGTATGACATACGCTTGGCGACTGTTCTTCTATGAGCAACAAATGCTGGTCTCATAATATTCCCCTTCTATTGGTTTATCGTTTCGGCCTTTTGGCCTCATCAGCGGCAGCACACACTGCCGGACGATAGGGGGCTTTCGCCCCCTTGGTTTAGAGATCTTTAAACGCGACCGCGTTCTTGGCAACGATGCCATGCTCATCGAGTACCTCGATCCAGACCTTGGCGCCGCATGACAGTGGCTTGTCGGGACTGTATACGAGACGGCAGCGCCCCTCGATCTCGATCTCATTCGAGTATGTATTCGTGCTGCCCTTCTTGATAGTGAAGACCGGCTTGCGATCGCCAGTCTTGGCGTTTTCGCGGATATGATGCTGATTAACGTGAATACGAGTGATAGCCATGATAGCCCCCTTATGATGCATTAGAGATAATGGTTTTGCCTGATTTGATTGTGTACACTGTACCGGCCTCGAGCTTCATGCGACGCACGTTAGCTTTGCCAGCATCATGCATTTCCTTGGCGATCGAGTAATCAATGAATGTGATCACATTAGGATGCTCATCGGTCAGGCGATCGTCGGCGATAATCTGACCATATGCCTTGCGGATAGAGCCGTCGGCCTTGGTAAATGTTGCAGTAAACAGGCGACCGCCAAGCTGCTCAATGATTTGGTTTCTTAGTGTCATAACGAATTCCCC